TATAAAACCTAATACTCCAATCTGTAAGTATTTTCTATTCTCATAGGGGAACATCACCCCTCTTCTATACCATAGTTTATTGCTAAAAACTCTCTTTGCATTCCAGTTGTTTACTATTTTAATACTCATAATTATTATTTTTTTTGTTTTAAAGGTTTCTATTTTTCAATTCCTCTTCAATGTTTTGTTTAAAGACCTCAAGCCAATGTGTAGGCACATTCTCAATACCTCCGCTATTCCATTCAGTTAAAGCAGCATCGTGTGTCTTGAAGGTGTATCCGTTTCTTTCAAATTTCATTTATATTATCTATTAAAGGTTAGTTATTCCAATAATCGTATCTACCATATTTAACCCATAGAGATAGGTGTCTTACGCTGTCCGTCACAAAATACTTGTGTGTTAATGTATAGCCAAATGGTGTTTTCTTAAACCAATTGTGCTTTCTCAACAAACTGCAATCATATCTATTTACCATAATCTTTGTTGGTGGTGTTATTCTCTTGCCTCTTGAGTTTAGTTAAAATTATTCTTTTGTTTTAAAGGTTTCGTTGTAGTATTGTTCTGCTATTCCCACGGATAACCCTCTGTCTCGTCACATTGACCATCAATATCTGTTGGTACTTCAATAATCTCTACTCCGCATCTATCTGCATTGTCCCAAATCATAGAATCATCGCAGTTAAGGATGTCAAGAAGGTGTGCTGCTTCTTCTTGTGTAGTCTCTCTTGTGTTGTAAATTATTAGTGTTCTTTTCATTGCTTCTTGTTCGTTTAACTCTGCGATACACTTGTCAAGATAATCCTGACTTGCTGATGGTCTTCCGAACTTTAATTCAGCAAACAATTCTTGTAGCGTGTGTTCCGCAGGATTTGATAATGGGTTCTTGTGTTCCATTTCTTTTTTCATTTCATTTTTTGTTTTCATTTCTGTATTTGTTTATTTATGTATTTTTTTCCACCACTTAACCGCAGGCAGATACTCGGTTTATTAGAATTGTAGACGTTCAAACGTCTTACCATTTTCAGTCATAACGTAGTAGTGAGTGTCTTTGTGAAGAGTAAAAAACTTTCCATCTTCATCAGATATAATTCCATCTGCTCCCTCAGGTGTTACCTGATGCATATTGCAGAAGTCTTGAAATTCTTTGGGATTGTAGAGTTTACTCATAACTGAGTAGTTGTCCCCTAATTCGTAATTGCGGGTGATTCGACCCTCGTCAATCATTCTAAGTATAAACATAGTGTTTAAATTTATGTATGTGTTTATTTATGTATACTTAAATATACGAAAAAAGGATTGGAAATCCAACCCTTTCTTTAAATTTATTTACCTTTGGTGTTAAAGTCCTATGTACTCTTTCTTACATTTTGAACATTCGTAAATGTCCATATGAGTGTGTAGTCTTGTAATGTGTACATCAGTGTTCTTCATAGGTGCTTTGCAGCAATCACTCTTTGGTCGTAACCAATTGATAATTTTACTAATCATCTTTCTTTTGTTTTAAAGGTTAATGAGTGCAATCATTACAAGTTGCAATCACAGTAAAAAAGCCTGTCGGGAGATAAGTTTTTCTATTAAGAGTTTTATTGAGTTTAAAAAAATCTACTATAGACGTCTTCAGCCCACTTATCAACTATATTTTTATATTTATCCCCTTCTGCCCTCCAATCCCCAGAGTATTTAGATGGAGGTGGGGTAATAAATTGAATTAATTCATATCCATCATCCTTAATAAATTGTTTAATATCTTCTTTAGTTGACTCTGGGTTTTTTTCTAGGTAAGTTTTAATATTGTTAACTATAGTGGTTTCTTTTTTGGTTAGGAGAGATATTATATCGTTTATAATATCTTCTTTTAATAGGGATTTATACTGACTTTCAGTAATTATACCAGCCAACATCTGCATACGTAATTGTTCTTGTGACATTTTATTTATTTATTTATTTATAAATATAAAAAAAAAAAATCAAAGTTAATTCTTTTTATCATCTCTCTTAACTTTCTTATAACTAAATATACGAAAAAAGGATTGGAAATCCAACCCTTTCTTCAAATTTATTTCTCTTGGGTGTTAAAGGTTTCTAAATCTTTAGAACGATATTTTTCAACTAATAATGTGTGATCTTTAGTCGCGGTCACCATATAAACTATAACTTTTTACTGGGGGTGGTTTTACTTCCACTTCTTTACTTCGTATAACATACAACTTACTATCTAGGGGAGCAAGTCTAAATTCGGCTTTTTCTCCAGATTTTTGAAACCAAGCCTCTAAAGCATCTGTAATATTTTTATGGACTGTAGAATCATCAACTAGAGACCACCTGTCACCAGGTGGAACTCTAATTGCGATTAACTCATTATGTTCTTTAACTTCAGTCTTCATTACATCATTCCTCCCATCATTGACATAGGATCGATTTGAGGTGAAGAATCATCTGAGGGACTATCTACTACTGTACATTCTGTAAGTAGAATTGTACCAGCAACTGAGGCAGCATTTTCAAGTGCTGTACGAGTTACTTTAGCTGGGTCAATAATACCTGCTTCTTTCATGTTTACTTTTTTCATAGTTTTAATATTAAAACCAGTCCAAGTATCATTTCCTGTGTTGATTAAATTATCAGCCATAATTCGACCATCAACTTCATCCCAACCAGCATTCATTAAGATTTGGGTAAAAGGTTGGCTACAAGCTTGTTTAACAATCTCAGCACCAATATCATTCCCCTTAATAGCGCCTTTAGCATATAGTAGAGCAGTACCACCACCAGGTACAATACCTTCCTCAATAGCTGCTTTAGTAGCATTTAAAGCATCATCTACACGATCCTTTGTTTCTTTCATTTCTGTTTCGGTGTTACCACCTACATGAACGATTGCTACTCCTCCGACGAATTTCGCCAACCTTTCTTGGAGTTTTTCAACCGCGAACGGCGATCCTGCTTGCTCGATTTGTTGTTGTAATTCTTCAATACGTGTTTCAATTCGTTCTGTTTCTCCTTTTCCATCTACAATTGTAGTTTGTTCTTTGGTTACATTAACGTTTCGGGCTTCACCAAACCAATCCCATGAGAATTCTTTTAGTTTCATACCTTTTTCTTTGCTAAACACCTGACCACCAGTTAGGGTAGCAATATCTTCTAATGCTAGTTTGCGACGATCTCCAAATTCAGGAGCTTTAACAGCACAAATAGCAAGTGTTCCACGCATCTTATTTACAATCAAAGTTGCGAGTGCTTCATTATCAATATCTTCAGCAATGATAAGAAGAGAGCGACCGGTTCCAGATACACCTTCTAATACAGGAAGGAGTTCTTTTACTTTAGTAAAACGTTCATCAGCAATTAGGATATAAGGATTATCCAAAGCTGCTGTCATTGTAGTATTGTTAGTAACAAAATAAGGTGATTTAAAACCACGATTAAATTGAATACCTTCTACTGTCTCTAAATATGTTTCTCCTGATTTAGATTCCTCAATAGTAACTACTCCTTCACGGCCTACTTTACCCATAGCAGTAGCAATTAATTTACCTACTTCTGGGTCATTATTAGCTGAAATGGTAGCTACTTGTTCTAATTGTTCTTCTGAGGTAATTTCTTCAGCGTTATTACGTAAAGTACTTACTACCTGTTTTACAGCTTTATCTATACTACGTTTAATTTCAACAGCATTTGCCCCATTGTTTAAATGGGATAAACCACTTTTTACCATTTCACGTGCTAATAAAGTTGAGGTAGTTGTACCATCTCCAGCAATATTAGCAGTTGTAATAGCTGCTTGTTTCACTAATTGAACACCCAATTCTTCATTAGGATCTTCTAATGAAATGCTTTTTGCTACTGTGACCCCGTCTTTAGTAGATTGGGGATAATCACCTGGTTTAGAGATAACTACATTACGACCATTAGGTCCTAAAGTTGATACAACAGCATCTGCTAGTTTATCAATACCATTTACAAGTTGTTTTCTGGCTTCTGAGCCGAATTCGATTACTTTACTCATCGTTTTTATTAATTTTTGCTAAAACTTCATTTTCTTTACCAATCCAATACTCCTGACCTTCAAACTCAAACTTTGTGAATCCCATTGTAGGTAATACTACAATATCTCCTTCTGTAAGTTGGGTTGGAATGTGAGTACCTCCCATAGCTGTATAGCCAGGACCTACAGCTACTACTTCAGCTGTTTTATTGGTATCATTTCCTAAATCGGGTACTACAATGTTTCCATACATTGTTTCCTCCATCTCTACTGGTTTTACTACAACAGCATTGTATAATGCTTCAATCATAATCTAATTAAATTTTTAAGTTCTTCTGATTTTTGTTCAAAACGTTCTACGAATTCTTTTAGTGAATCATAACTTTGAGATTTAGCACTATCACGAGCAATTGCTTCGATACAAGTACCTAATTTACCAAAGTGACCAATTGTGTTTTGGTACTCTTTACCTGACTCAGAAAATGTTGATTTCTGAGCAATGTAACAATGATCATCTAATTGAATGTAATAAGGAGTCAACGCGGGATCCTTAATAAAACGTAAATTTGATTTGCTAGGTTTAGCCATAACTATTTCTATTTGTTTATGTGAATATACGAATAAAATTGCGCTAGGACACGCTTATTTTATATAACTTTTATTTGATTTTAATTGTTTTTGGTTTAGCTTTTTCCGAGATAGGGATAGAAATTTCAAGTAAGCCATTTTCAAGTTTAGCATCTGCTTTACTTAAATCATACTTAGCTGAGATTTTGTATCCTAGATCAAAGGAGCGTTTTGACAATCCTCTATGGATAGTCCCAGAATGAAGTTTCTCTTCTTCTGGTTTATTATAACTGATTTTTAATACATCATCTTCGATGTCTACTTTAACATCATCTTTAGTAAGACCAGTACAGGCAACTTCAAATTGAAGGCTGTCATCAGTATAAAAGATGTTTAAAGGGTGTGGTTGTTTAGCCTGTGAGGCTGCTAGATACCCACTTGATGGGTGAAAGAAATTGTGGAATAAGATATCAAATTCCGAATAGTTTGTACTCATATCGATTTACTTTTGTGCTGTCTTTAAGATCAGCGATTAATTAAAAATATAACAGCGTGCCCTAGCTACAATGTTATTTTGTTATACGTATGTCAAGTTTTTTTCTATTTACAAAAAACATATCACTTTGATTGAGTTTATCATCCCAGTAGTAAAAACTACCAATATCAAATAAATCAAATCCTAAATTATATAAGTAAGAAATAATCTCACTTGCTTGAGGAGCCCCTTTATTATAATCTAACATTTCTACTTCTAGTTGTAGAATTGTAGTGTTTTGAATTGTGTCTAAACCTCCTTTAATGATGTCAAGTTCAGCACCTTGAACATCCATTTTAATAAAATCAAATTGTTGATCTATAGAATCTAAAGTTTTAACTGGTAGGGTAATGCCTACACTATTATCGTAAAATTCAGTTTGTTCTTTATACATTGAGGCTCCCGTACAATATGGATCTGAGGGGCTAATATAAAATTGGGTTGTTCCTTCTTCTTTACCCAAACATGAGATAATAGAATTAGGGTTTACTCTACTTAACTTAGTAGTACATTTAGGATTAGCTTCAACACTTAATACCTCTGAATTGGGGTATATAGATTTAATTGTTTTGTACCAATTCCCAACGTGGGCACCAATATCTAAGATTTTGGTTGGGGTGAAATTATGTTTATCACGTAATACCTCGTATCTACTATATACAAAATCATTTACTCCCCACATTATATATCTGCTTTTCTAACTACGTAATAATAACTATTCCAACCCTCACCTTCAAATTCGAATTTTACATACCCTTTAGTATTAACCTTCATAGTTGCTTTAGTAGCATCTTTATTGTTATTAAGGATAGTTTTAAACATTGCTGAATTAAAGGGTAATTCAGTCCCATAAGGAACATTATCTAATGTTGTATTAGGTACTTGATAATCAATTTTATTTGTGTGATTAGAAACATCACCAAAGGATAAAACTAATACATCTTGTAGATCTAAATCTTTATCAATATTAATTACTACATTATCACTTTCAAGTGCGTTGTGTGCTTTAATAATAGCTGAGATGCTTTCTGAATCTAGTTCACTAACAATTTCATATTCTCCTGATTCAGTAATATCACCTACACTTGAAATAAGTAATAAATCCGTTAATGAAAAATTCAGAGTATAATTCATATCTGAAATGATGAGTTTAGTAAATACTTTTTGTGTCTTTTCTAACTCTAAAAATAATTCACCACTAGTAACCCCTAATAATTTATTTAATTTTGAGGTATCATATACCGCCATTTCACCATTTTCTAGCGGGAAATTCGTGTGATTAACATGTCCAATCATGTCTTTATTGGGCGATTGGAAATCTATATCTAACGCGTTATCTTCAATAGTCCATTTAACAGATTCTACTAATCCATTTAAGTGGTATTTTCCAATAACTGATTGTAAGTCGTGTTTGCTTATCATATTAAAAACTAAAAATTAGATTTCGGTATGGGTTCATGTTTAATTCCCACCCTAAATCGTTATAAAACCCTTGTAATTTACTTTCTAAAATAGATTCAAATGCTCTATTTTTATCAGCATACTTATCCAATAATGTAATGATTTTCTCTGGGATATCAAAATCTAAGAACGCAAGAGCATCAATTTTGTATGGATTTTCTTTTAAATAAATCCACTTAACTTTATCACCTTGAGTAATTTTAGAATGTTGTTTATCTAACTTCCAAAATGTAAGTAAATCATTGTACTTAATAGCTGCTTTTACTGGGGCAGGAGCACCTTGATTAATAGAAGAAAACATTTCTCCTGGTCTAGGGGGTGATGCTAAGTATTTATCTAATGTTTTTACACGAGTAGGATTACCTAGAATGGTAAGGCTAGTATCTGGTGATAATATTTTGGTTCTAAAGTCTTTTAGTAAAGTATCAATTTCATCTTGTGGGGCACCTTTAATAACTCTCTGTAGTATGTCCTTAAAGAAATTACCAAATATTTTAGGGTAATTAGATTTCATAAATTCTAACCCCTTGATATCTAAATCATCAGTTGGGACACCTTCTTTTTTAGTAATCCATTGAGCATATCTACGAGTAGCCCTAAAATAACCAGCACGAATCATACACTCTGTTTTCATCTCAAGTCTATGAGATTTAACATTAAACGCTTCTAACGCTAATGTATCATATGATTTAGTAATTAAATCTTGGTATATAAGTGCGATTTCCTCTAGTTTTTCATCTCGTTCCTCCTCTGACATATCATCAAAGTTAGGGTTAAGTTTTCTAAGCATAGGTTCAGCATTGTAATAATTAGAATCTGTATCTACATAGACGCAGTAGTTTTCATCTTCTTTATCACATATAAACCAAGGTGTGCTTTCTAATTGTTTCATTCACTTATTTGTATTTCACCTAAATTATGAGCTGGAATATAATAAGAATAATCGTGGGCAGCAAGCCATTTAGTAACTATTCTTTTCATCTCATAAGAATTACCTGTAATAATTCTGTATTGTTTGTAACCAGGTTTTTCCCAAAAGAAAAATTTTATTAATCTATCTTCTACTTCTTTATGTTTTACACCATGTAAATCTAAACTAGAATTTTGCATCGTCTCCAGGCAATGTAATTATCCCAGCGTCTTTTTGTCCTTGGGAAGTTAATAATTGTTCTTCAGGGATAATATGAAATTTAAATCCTTTAATTGAGAATTTACCCCCTTGTTTTAACATTTTTCTAAAGAAATTTTGTTGGACTTCACTCCAACTTTCACTTAAAGCAATAATTTCTTCTTTTTCGAGTTTTCTACCTTCATGTAAAACCTCTACTTTACCTCTAATTGATTGTTTACTTAGCATAATTCTATTTCTCCTCTCATTACTTGATTCATATGTTTGTTAGCAAATGCTGCTGACTCTTGGATAATTCGTTGTCCTGATAATGTAATTGCTTCTGATAGGATAACATTACCATATCTAAAGGAACCTAATGCTGTTGCTCCATAAAGTGAGTTAAGCAAAATTTTCATTGTGTGTTGTTTTAAGTGCATTAATTCACCTAATTCTTTATTACCAGCTTTATAAGCATCCTTCATTTTATTTTTAAATACAACCCTTTCATTAAACCATTTGTTTAGAATAGTAGACAATACTGAATCAAAGTCAGTTCTAAACATTACCCCGTTAGCTGAAACTGCTAGATTTTCACTTTCAATTAGATCAATTAAATCCTTAATTTTAATATTAGTATTACTACGTTTAGCATTTTGAACTAATACAGAACGATCCTGATCCATTTTCTTTAGATCGTTTAAGGCATATCTACAATTAAAAATTTCTTTATTTTCAACCATTACCTTTTCATCAGGCATTATAATCCTCCCTACTAAAGTTTCTTTACCAATGTTTAAGGACATAATAATTGAAGGATATAGTGATGTTAAATCTTCATCAAACATATAGTTAAAAATACCTGCTGTAGGGCAAAATAAATAACCACCAGCATAGTTCTTTTTATTGATTGGGTTTGGATCACGAGCTGGTGGGGCAATACCTTCACTTAATAGGTAAGCTGAGATGGCTCCATCTTGGGTTTTTGTGTTAGCATATACCTCACTATAATTGTGTTTACCTTTGTGTGATAGATTTTTTACAAGTGCTAGGTAATCTAACTTTTCATCTAGTAATTTAAGGATTTCAACATCTCGAAAGTTATATTGAATAAACTTATAGATATCATCTTCAAATAAATTATCAAGATTACCTTCGTATTCAATTTTATTTAATCCAGTATATTTTTCACCAATAACATCTAGTTTGTATGAAGGTTCATCCCTGAAGCTAAATTTTTTATGGACTCTCATGTAATCTAAAGACTCAACACCTACAATGTCTACATACATATCTTGTTTGTACCATCTGGCTTTTATCTCACCTGTGTTTTGATCCTTGTATTTAGCTGATTTACGGGTTTTGACTATTCCTAAAGGAGATAAACTAGTAGCTGCTTTTTTAGATAAAACCTTTTCAATTCTATAATAAAGGTAAGGAATATCAAAATAATCACTATTCCACCCAATAATAATATCAGGATTCATTTCCTTAAACAATTTAACAAAAGTCTTTAACAATTCTGTTTCTGTAGTAACAGGAATTATTTCTTTGTTTCGGGCTTTAGTATGGTTTAATTGTTTTTTCTTATCTAAAATAATAATTGACCACTTATCCTCTTGTTTATCAAACCAAGCAATTGAAGTAACTGGTTTTGGAGCATCTTCAATGTATTCTTCAGTAAGTGCACCTCCCATTTCAATCTCGATATCAAAAAATACCTCTCTGTGTCCTGTAGAAGGATCATCATTAATTCCATATTTTTCAATAAGGAATTTTTGATAAGCTGGCATATCGTGGAAGTGAAGACCAGGTGTGTTTTTATCCTTATACATTGGATTTTTAGAAAATCTCCAATTTGTAATAGGTTTTACAAATTCACCATTTAGACCTTTTAGAGTAGAATCTTGTTTAGAACAATTAACATAAGCAGTATTTTTATATTCTACTACTTGATGTTTTCCATCTTCTTCCCAAAGATGCATTTCATACAAGTTATGGTCTAATTTTTTACCTTGATAGCACTTTTTATACATTAAAAGAACTTTTTAAGATCTGGTCTAAAGTAGTTAACGTTTTTCATTACTTTTCTGTCACGGCTTCTATAGACAATAAAATAGTCTCCAACCTTCTCATAGTGACAAGGTTCATTTTGTTCTTTGGAACGTCGCTCCACCGTTTCTTGTGCTTCTTCTTCGTTAATACAAGCCTTTGACATATTAGACGCTTGTACTTCTTGATACGCATCCCATAACTTATCCTTAAGACCATGAAGCATAGCTCCGTTACCAATCGAAACGTAGGCAATGTCACATAAAGCATCAAGCACCTCAACAATATCTCCTGCTTCACAGGCAGCTTTGTACTCTTCAAGTTCTTCGAGAATGAAGTCGTAAACAAACATCCATTCTTTAGTGTTTTCAGGTATGATAGGCTCATAATTATTTGGTTTTCCCATTGTGGCGTTAAATTCTTCTACTTCGCTTACAAAAGGAACGTACCTACCCTTAAACTTATCTGCTATACGTTGAGCTGTTAATTCAGCCCATTCGTGTTCTGGGACCATTGATAATTGGTCTCTGTCTTTAAGGGAATTTAGTAAACCTAGACTATTACGTAGTTCTAGTTCTACTTCTTCTTTAAAATTACTCATAATTTAAATGTTATGTCCTCCGTTATTAATTTTTAAACTATCAAAGAATTCCTTACGGGCATTATTTGTATCATCTCTAAATGCTTTGGATGCTTTAGTTGTAACCATAGCAGCACCTTGATGTTTTACACCTCTACAAGATACACAGTTATGGGTACCTACAATAGTTACAATTACACCTAAATTACCTTCTGTAATTTTATCTACAGCATTATGAATAGCTGATGTTAGTTGTTCCTGGATAGCACCTCTACGTCCAAATAATTCTACAATTCTGTTTAATTTTGATAGGCCAATTACTTGACCTTTATCTCCAGCAATGTAACCAATATGAACTACACCTCCAATGGTTTGGTGATGGTGAGAACACATAGATGTAAGTGGGATATTTCTTTCAATCACAATACCATCATACCCATCACTAGGGAATGATGTGATAGGAGACATTGCTGTATAACGTCCTGCCCATAAATCGTTTACATATGCTTTAGCTACTCGACGAGGAGTCTCCATTGAATTTGGATCATTTCTCCAATCACATCTTAGAGCATCTAAAAATTGACCATATGCTTCAGTAGCTTGATCAATCATTTCTTGTTTTTGATCTGTATTGAGAGGGAAACCAGGTGCTACTCCGTTAGCAAACCCTTCCTGTACCACTTCTAATTGTTCGTGGATTTTTCTGCGTTTGTTTTCCATTTATTATAACTTATTTTATATGAATGTACGAAACTATTTTATAAAGCCCAAATTGAAGGTAGATTTCTCATATTACCATTTTCATCATCTAATCCGTAACCCACAATCCATTCTTCATCAATATCAAATGCGTGGTAGCATTCTTGAGGTGGGGTAGGTGATGTTTTTCTAACAATAAGGGTAACGATTGAAATAGAGGCTGGTTTTTTAACTTCTAGATACTCAGTAATAGCTTTCATTGTATTACCTGTATCATAAATGTCGTCTACTATGTAGACGTGTTTACCTTTGATAGGGGTTTCTAAATCTTTTGATATAACTATATCGCCTTGTTTGCGGTTTATATACGATTTAACGCGCATAAAATCACATTCCATGTCAATTGGTGTGACACGAACCAAATCGCTGTAGAATGCAAAACACCCATTTAATAGACCTACCATTACAACAGGTGTCTTATCTCCTCTATGTTTATCGGCGATTTGTTTACCGATAATTTTAGTTTTGAATTGAATTTCTTCAGCTGTTAATAACTCTTTCATTTAAATTTATTTTTTACTCTTTCTGAAATAGGAATAGGGTCATTGTTCTCATCTATCCTTACAAATTTTATATTTGTAGATAATATAATACTCTGTTTTCCAGAATACACATTATGAGAACGAGCTTCCATATAGAGTGTAATAGAAGTATTTCCTACCTCTGCTACATCCCCATAAATTTTAATCATTTGCCCTTCCTTAGCTGCTTTTTTAAAAATACATTCATCTATCTTTACAGTAACCATTCTTGGGGTATCACAAACTTGCATAGCAAAGGCAGCTGCTGAAGCATCAAGCCAAGCTAATAGTTTACCTCCAAATAGGTTAGCATGAAACCCTAAGTCAGATTTTTTAATTGGATGGGTTGATATTAACTCCATTAACGTTTTCCTCCGTAATATTCTTTAGCGTGACCTTCGTTAATTAAAATTCTATTAACGCTTATCTCAGGTAAGTTTGGATTATCATTGTAGGTGTTTTCAACATAAATTTCACCTAAACAACGACCATATTTTCCTACTCCATGAGATATTAGGATAAACTTATTTTCATTGTCTTTTAGGATTTCAATTAGACGAGCTTTAGCTGCTAATCCTTTTTTCTTTTCTTCTTTATCTCGAGTTCTAGATTCCCAAGCATCCATCCCCATCATTCTAATTCTAACTTTTTTCCAAGTATCGAATCCTAAATCAATTAGGGCATCAACTGTATCTCCATCTACTACTCTATCTACTGTGGCGTGGTAAGTATACATTATTTATTTCTTTTATTTACACAATTTTTACATAACATAGCTGTATAAGCAGGACCTACACTAGACATAGGAACATTATATCTAAGAATAGTTTTGTCAGGAATGCTGTTAAGGCAATCCTGACAAACTGTAGTTAGCTTAGGTTGTTTTTTAGCCATTATACTCCTCTCTTAGTATCAAAGGCAATGATATGATCTCTACCTGTCATATTGTAACCTTTTTCAGCACACATCTCAAATACTAAAGGATACATTTCTACTAATGTTTCTCTAGTATCTCCAGCGGGCATGACATAGGTTTTGTCTTTAGGAATATTGAGCTCTTGTCTGTAAGCTTCGATTTCAGCGAGGCCTTCATCAGTCCCATCCCACACAGGCTTATAATGATAGTCAGTATGATAATCAATACTCGTTCTAATGGCTTCAGTATTAAGGCGAAGACGATTGTGCGTTTTAACCATCTTTTCATCTGTGATAGATCCATTGGGAGTAAGGGCGCCAACAACAGGGACACTATTACTAAACTTAGGTGAGATAGAAAGGAGACCAATCGGATGATCGGTTTCGAGGAAATGAGAGCCTTCAGTCTCGATAGTAATAAGTATTCCTCTTTCATTAGCAAAATGTGTTAGTTCGTTTACTAGTTTTGGGTGCATTGTTGGTGAACCCCCAGTTAACATCATTTCTTTGACGTGAGGATTCTCATCATAGATTTTAATAATGTCGTTAAACGTAAATGTACCTTTCTCAGGGTGGACTGAAGTATACCAGCTATCGCACCAACCACCTTCACCAAAAAAGCAGCGGTGAGTGCAGCCAGTAGTACGGACAGCAATAGTGGGGCGACCAAACCTACTTCCTTCAGATTGGACACATCTATAGACTTCAAGAACAGGAAGTACTTTATCATAATCTTCGATACGACCTAAAGGGGCCGATTTATTCCACAATTTGGGATTAATAGGTTGAGACATAATATGCTGCATTTTTACCATGTTCCATAAATTTAACTTTAGTAACCTTTACTCGGCCTTCAGTTTCTTCATGAACAAAGTTATCTATTTTTTGGAAAATATATTCCGCGAACTTTTCTGCTCCAGTAGCAGGAATAACTCTTAATTGAACTAAACCTTCAAATTCTAATTTTCTAAAATGATGTAGGCCTGGATCGTCTTCAGCTACAATTAAAGTATGGTCAAACATATAGTCCATCCATTCTTTAGGTTGTTTACCTTCGATTAAGGTTTTAGCACGTTTCATACCACCAAAATCCCAAACCCAATTACGATCATCTAATTCACCTTCAAAGTAAACTTTAAATGAAATGCCATAACCATGTAAAAAACTACAATGTGTAGATTTAGCGTTGTGTTGACGGAAGACTGTACTAAAACCATCAAATACTTTGCTTGATTGAAATTTACCCATTTGCAAAATTATTATAAGTTTCTATTAATTCAGTAGCTTTCATTTTACTACCACCAGTTCTATAATATTCTTTACCTGAGTCATCAACGAGGATTACTGTTGGTAGGTTTTTAACATTATATTCTGTAACTAGTTCAGCACTATATTCAGCATTAATTGCTTCAACTGTAATACCAGCTTCTGATACTTTTCTAAGTTGTGGTTTTATCATTTTACAAATACCACACCAATCCGCTTCAAATTTCAAATATTTCATTATACTAATTCTTCTATGATTCCTATTACTTCACTAAATATAAGAACTCCTACTGCAACAGGCAAATTTATAATCAAGAGTCCGTATCCTAAGATACGCACTCCCGATTTAATAAACGAGATTACTTGGTGTTTGTAAGCATCAGGTTGATGTTTTACTTTAGGGAGGGATACTTTTGTATCTGGGTAACTCCAACTCCACCCTGGTTTTGATTCCATTATCTCTCTATCACTCATATTACTTAACTAATTGTTCTTTTACATATTCTGAAAGTACTTGTTCTACATAAATTCTAGCTGTTTCATAACTAACAGGACCTGTTTCATCTGCATAAGCTACAGGATCTGGGCGTCCTAATTTAAGGAATGCTTCAATGCGCTCTACACTAGAGGCTGATTTGTAATCTGAATACCAATTACCTGATACTCCTGTGAGTTTTTGTTGTGGGATCCAAATTGGTTTATAAGAAGTGTTGGTGCGAGAATACACCTCATCAAAATCGATGTTTAAATACTCACATAATACCTCTCCATCTTTTAAGATGTCAAACTTATCACCTTGAAGGTAGGGGGTAAAATAACCTACATTATCTACATCCCAGTTACCCATTCTAAAAGCATGATCATCAGCATCTCTCCATTCTTGACGACAATCAGGATAAATAGCATGATCACCAGCATGAATACCTAAAGCGATATCTGTTTGCTCTTCTGTTTTGTTAGCTACTGAAAGAGCAACTGCTTGAACTAATGAAGCAAAGATTTTATTACGGTTGGGAACAACAGTAGCTTTCATGTTGTCTTCCTCATAATGTCCTTCTGGGACTTCATCTCCACCTGTTACAAGTGCTGAATCTAGTAAGTCAACTAGTCCATCTAAATGGATTTGACGATAATTAACATCATATCCACTAGTATTTAAGTAATCTACTAGTGCTTGAGCACGCTCAAGTTCAACTACGTGTTTTTGACCATAGTTAAAGCTTAATGCTGTAACGGTATCGTATTCTTTGATAGCTCTTAACAATAGGGTGCTGCTATCCATTCCACCACTTAACGAAATTACACAGTGTTTTGCCATGTTTTATATAACTTTTATATTTGCCAGGTATTTTAAGCGTATAGGCTTACGCTATATTTAAATGTATAAATGGGGGGTTAAACCCCCCATCTTTATTACTCAATGATAAATTCTGTGCTTCTATCTGTTGGATGAGAGATTTTAAAACCTCCTTGGACAGATGCTAATAAAGCTTCAAACTCTTTATCTCCTTTTCTAGCTTCAGTTACTTGTGCGTCTGTTACATCTACTGCGTAGTAGGTGTGTGTTGTGTCAATTTTTACTAATTTTGGCATGATTCTATTTTTAAATTATTTATTGTTATACGTATTATATTTCTTTCATTACTTTATCTAACCTTGCTTGAAGTCCATCAAAAGCAGGTTCAATTACATCATCCCAAAAGTATTCTTGATCTTCATCCTCATCAATATCTTGTTCTTCAGAAATAATTTGACCATAATAAACTTCAAACACACCAATTGGTTGGTATCCTTCATCCCAGTATTTACCTGAGACTTTAATTTTGTCATCAATTTTAGCCATTTGTCTGTAGATCTCTAAGATCATATCTGATGGTGGGTACCAAGCTGTGTCTAAATAAATTTCACATCTATTATCACTTGAATGGTATAACCCTTCATCGTAAATCTCAACCCATTTTGAACCAATTCTATCGATTAGTAGTTCTGCCTTAGCACCAAACTCATCTATGATGTGAGGATTTTCTTCTTGATTTGGGTAAGGTCCACTATGGCACTTTTCAAATCGTTCTACAAAATTGTCAATTGCTTCCTTAGATCCTTCTATATAGATCTCTGTTCTATTACTATTCGCCATCTTCGTCTTCTATTAATTCAGGCCATTCAGAATCTTCAAGACATTTATCACGAGCTAAATCAAATTCAACTTCGTCTAAAACTTCTTCTTGTAAGTCTTCATCTTCTGATTTCCATTTAGCTAATTGCTCTGGAGTTAATTCCTCTGTCTCTTCCCATCTGTAATCAGTATAGGTAACTAATTTTCTTAATATTGCCATTTTATAAATCGTTTATGTATCTAAATTTAGTTAAATTATCTGTTAATAAATCCCAATTTACTTCGTTTTCAAGCATATAGTAATAGTCGTTCATATTTGCTTTTGGTTTTTTATCTAAACCAGCAGTAGTATATCTAATACCTTCTAAAGCAGCCATTACTGGGTTGGAGGTATCAATTGATTCAATACAATCATATCCTTTATACCAGCCGAACTCTTGTGGAACCGCACAACCTAATAAATGTATTCTATCACGTTGTGAAATTACTTTAGTTTTGTATAAAGCTGAAATTACTGAGAGTCTTCCCAAGGCCTTACCAAGATCGTGGTTAGGATGAGGGACAGTATCGTTATAATAAGAAGCACCATATGAAAAAGCTATTTTTTGATATCCTAAATCTTTATAAGTTTGATAACAAGTCGCGGCCTCATGAATTGTAGTAGCTTGAACCACAGCTACTTTTTCTACACCTTCAGGTAATTCAATAGAAGCCCATTTACGAGCATTTACTACCGAAGCATTTCTATCTTCCCATACGTCTGGAATGATAAATTCATTTGGTCTTAGTTCCTCAACCCATTTTAATAGACCAGCATCATTATAAGCATGACCTAACTCATGTAATGAGTTGTCTAAAATAATGTAGCGCCCTTTATTACGGGCTTCCAAAAAGTATTCTCGGTATGTCTCATCTTCTTCTAATAAGTGAACTAACGCATAATCATAATCGTTAAAATTTTCACTGTCATAGAGAAGACAACGGGGAACTTCATGACTAATCTTTATTAACATAACTTTTTAATTTGTAATAAATATAATTAAAAGCTGGGGCTAATCCAAATCCACTTAAAAGAATTGTAAAAACATTTGGGTGCCAATGTTCACCACAAAATCCGAAACTATGTCTTAATACCTCAATCATAATGCTCTCCTGTATTTCCGTTTTGTCCTATAATATTCATTCTACGATTTGATTCTTCCTCATCCCATTTAGGTTCATCTCTTAAACTCGTATGAGTCCCATCATGGTTATTAGTAAAACTAGTAGTAGCTATAAAATCTGATTTACCTTCTATAGCACCTCTAACTAACACTAACATAATTTTACCTGTAGTATCGTCTATAACGACATGACCTTTATTATCTCCAATTTTTAATTCCATTATTTCCTAGTTAATATTATTCCATATTCTTTTCTCATAGGACAATAAAAAAAGTGTTTTACTGTCCACCCAATATAAGCACCTTGATAAAACCCTTCTGTAAAGGTTTGGTGTGCTTCCTTACCGAATAGGGTTTTTTCTTGGTCTTCCCCGTTTCGATTTTCTACCCGCGTATGGTGTTTCATATTTAAATTCCATGCAATATTTGTAATAAGATAATAACTCACCAGGCCAATTGCAAAGTTCTTCTTCAAGCTCAGTGCGAGTTATATTAAATGTTTTTGTGAATGCCTCGTATAATGCCTCTAGACGAGCAGCCTCTTCCTTCCAATAATCTTCCATCAAGCGCTTATAGCGAGCAAGGTCAACAGCTAATATGTCTAATTGATCTGAATGGTCATGACGATTAAGATCGACTTTAGCTTTAGCATTATGTAATGCTAGTTGAGCTTGCATAAAATATGATGACTCATTGAAATCACCATTGATGATACGATCTTTTAAAGTCGCGCGTTTACTCAACGGCTTAATTCCGTCCGTATGACTGCGCCACCACATAAAGCGATTGTAATTTAACGGCTGATATCGCGCTAAATTCTCATGGACTACATCGAGTGGTTGGGTCAAAACTGCTTCTCTAATAAAACTAAAACGCATCGCTTGGATCTATTATTGGTATATTTTTGTATTTGGGAATATACGCATCCCCTTCCTCATCTACAACCTGTTTTTGAGGAGGTTTTGGGATAAGGTTTGGGGCATTTTGACGCGCCCACCTTACATAGCCTGGGTCTATTAGCTCAACATCAACTAATGTATAACCTTTGTATTTTCCGTATCTAAACATCTAATGTGTTGCCTAGTTCAATATTTTCCCACTTGATTTTTGGAGTAGTGGGATTATCCAAAACATCAAATGTAAGTAAGATTAACCCTTGTTTGGTAATTGATTTAACACTCGCTATCTTACCTAATGTGCTTAATTCTTTAACAAAAGCCATCGAGTATTTTTCATCAGGGTTTTGTGGAACAAATTCCAATACCTTTTTTCTTGAATATCTATTAAAAACAGTAAATTCAAATTTTTCTGTTGCTGTTTCGAAATGCTTTTTCATGTCCATAACCTTTATATCTTTTTAACACGTGAATATAAGAAGCCCCTTTCGGGGCTCCAAATATTTTGTATGTTTTTTTTAATTAGAGTGCGCCTTTTTCAGCAGCCATCGTCCAATCAAATACTGTTAAGTCAGCTCCTACAGTAGCATCAATCATAACTGATGTAGCTGAATCTGCTTCAATTGTAGCAGGGGTAATAGTATAATCGTAAGAAACAAATCCTAAAGCACCATCCCTAAAATGAAAATCTACATTACCATCACTTGAGATAAATGTTCCTTCTTCTAAAGTAAATGCAGGATTAAGATTACCTTCTCCCCCATCTAATTCTAAAGCATGGTCTGAGTTTGAACCTTCAATTCCTACATAGTTAGTAATTGTTCCGAACCAACCTTGATCAATATCAAAAGCATCATCGCCTTGTGCCCATACTAATAAGTTTGAAGCATTTACACAACCACCGAAGAATTCGATTCCATCATCTAAATTACCTACAACTTCAATATGGTCAATAGTAGTAGCTCTACCAACACCACCAAGTGTTAGACCATTTAATTCATTACCACCACCTAATAAAGTACCAGCGTGGCGAATTGAAACATACCTTAAAGTACCTGAGTTATCCATCTGGTCATCACCACCATAAAGACCAAATTCATCATTTACCGGAACACCTTCAATGTTTGCTGGTGTAGCATCTGCTGAAATTGGGGCATTACCTAGTACAACAATACCTCCCCAAAGACCTTGGTCAGTTTCATCTAAATTATTACCTGTATCATATATAGAGGTAAATACAATAGGTGAATCAACTGTACCTTGAGCATCAATTTTACCATTACGAGCTACAATTAGAGCAGTAGATAAAGAACCTTGACCATCTCTTGCTTTAATTAAAGTACCAGGTTGAATAGTTAAAGTAGCACCTTCACCTACTACAACTTTACCTGCCATTTCATAAATGGTATCTGAATACCAAGTTACATCTTCTGAAATTAGTCCTGTTATGATACTTTCTTTAGGACCTTCTACAGGGGGATTTTTTTCACATGAAGTGAAAGCTAAAACTGCTGTTAAAGCTAAAACGATTTTTTTCATTACTTATTTAATTTAAATTTCCATTATAGATACGAAAAATAACTTGGGGAATCAATTTGACTTTTTTACATTTATATGACGTTAAAATGACTAACTAATATTTATTACCATGAAACGCATTATTATTACATTAGCATTACTAATTGGATTAAATCTAAGTGCTCAGGAGAAAAAAGCATATCAGCTTGAAAATGGACTTACCAGAGTAGAAACTTTATACCCAAATGGGGGAATAAGTCAAGTTAGTTTTTACCTAGAAAATAAGGCATTTGGTACTTGGAAAAAGTACGATGAATCAGGAAATGTTACTATGAAAGCAAAAATGGAGAATGGGCGACCTGTTAAGATCACCCACTATCAAAATGGTAATATTATCGTTATTGATAGAAGAAAGGATTAAACCTTAGGAGTACCCATCAACATTTTGGTAAACATTTTACCACCGATTTCTCTTTGGTAAGAACCATCATCATTAAATTCGACTTCTTTACCCTTTAATACGTTACGGATGACTTCCTCATCTGTAACTATTGGGGCACCTTTAGCCTTTAAAATATCTTTTAATTTACCTGATACTTCTACAAAGTGTCCTGGTTGTTTTAAAAGTAGAGCTGTAATATTGACTGCTGCTGATCTTGCTGGTTTTGTTCCATCATGACCCATAGCTACTGATTTATTACCTGCTGCTCGTTTTTTGGATACTTTAACAGCATCGAATTCAGGATCATCATCTAAATCGATAACCATATAATCCGAACCCCTTTCAGCCCCCATTACATCAGATGGTGATTTATAGTTAGGATGACCTCCTATTGAGGCGTAAGCGTTATCGATTAGATTAAATAATTCAATAGCGAATTCCTCTTTTTCTTCGTCAGTAAGATAAACCCATTTATTTTTAGGGAAATCTTCTGTAAGGGGGTTTTCGGTTAAATATTTTTTTAAATCAAAGCTCATTAAATAGTAGGATTCGTTTGTTCATCTTTAATGGCATCTACTAGAGTATCAAATGCTAGTTTAATACTATCGTTCATGTAAACATCAGCATGATATTCATCATATACTAGTAAATCTAACTTACTAATCAATTCTTTCATCCTGCCACTATGGCCTATTTCAAAATCTGATTGTTCGTTTTGTAGCTTACCTTCAGCTAGATAATTTTTTAAATCAAAGCTCATTTTTACACTTGTTTATTATATCAATAAATATAGGTAAAGGAACTTGATGTCCCATTTCCTCAAGAACTATTTTATAATTGAAATTATTTTTAAGCATTATTTTAGTAATGTAAGGGGGGATAACTTCATCATTTTTACCTAACACAACTACTTTACGCTCTTGAAGTTCAGCTTGCTCACCCTCAATTGGATATTCAATAGCAGGATCAAAACTACGATTATGAAGAGCAGGATTAAATAGAATAGCTGGGATACCATACTTTTCGGCTAATATATCAGCAACATAACCACCCATACTACTACCAATAATGAGATCAGGTTTTAAATCCTGCATTGTAAAAAACATTTTAATGTTTAAATCAGGATCTTTATAATCCATTTTTGGAGCATGAACTATAAATTCGTTTGCTAGGAAATCAACTTTTGGACCGCCTTGATTACTTTCAAGACCATGTAAATATAAAACCTTTTTCATCTTAATACATTTCGCTTACTAAATGACGACGATCATATTCAGCCATTGATAAAGCATACACATCATACCCTTCACTTTCGGTAACACACTTTTCAACACCATTTTCTCTGATGATGGCTAATTTGTCACCTGTTAACTCACACTTAAAAAATCTAACTAATTGTTTCATAACCTTTATTTTAGGCTCTCACCTCATTTACAGGGTAAATATACGAAGGGGCTTTCGCCCCTCCAAATATTTAATATGTTATTGTTAAATCTTCGTCGTTATCTTTTTTAGTTTTATATTCTTGTTTTAAACTACTTTCAAGACGTCTTCTTCTAAATTCACCTAAAAGCATATTAGCTCTAAAATCTTTCATTTTAGCTTCAACATATTCTTCTTCTGTTGGTGGTTGGGGTTTTTCTTCTTCCTCTAAACCATCAAACATTACTACTGCAGAGATTTTATTTTTAAAATCATCTAATTTATTATTTAAAATTTGAATTTCTCTCTCTAGATCTGGGATACGTTGGTCAAAGTTTATTTGTAATTGAGGGTTAATTTTTACTTCATCTTCATCAGGAATAAGATGATCAGCATTAAATTGATTTCGGAAATCTTCCATTTCTTCTTCTGTCCACATTCCATCATCTACAACTTTTTTTTCTCCGTAAATATTTTCTTTAGTTTTAGGACGTAATTTTTCAAAGGCAAAGTTAGCAGCAATAACTAAAGCAATAGCTAAAGGATCAAATACAAAGATAATAGTCAATAAAAGGTAGTTTATAATACGATCCATTGGTATACCAGTTAACCCTGAAAGGTATTTAAGTGGTCCTAATTCACCTGCTATATCATTACCGGTTTTTACTTCTACTATTTCAGTTTCATATTTAAATAGTTGTTCGTTTAAAACATCTACTTTAGTATTAATTTCAGTTTGACGAAAGATAGCTTGGTCTAATTGTTTTTCTAACGCTCTACGAGTTGAACTAGAAGTTGTAGTAATAATTTGACCGGTTTCTCGGTCTCTATACTGGATTTTATTGTTAGATAAGCCAGACCTAAGGTCACTCACGGCAGTATTAATACTAGTTTTTTCTTCGTTGTATACCGCGAGTTGTCCCTTTACATTATCTCTTTTAGTTTCTATTAACGCTATTTGAGAATCTATACTTCCAGCTTTAGCTGCTGTTTCTTGATAAGCGGATGATAAGAAACCATAAATACCCATTGATGTAATTAATACTAACACTACAGCAGCAACTGAGAGGTAATATTTTAATAAACGAGGGATTGTTTTACGATACTGGTAGAGTAAAGAGGCTATTACTAATTTTGCTACTTCTAAAGAGGTAGCCATAATAATAACAGCAAATGCTGCTCCAGCAAAAAGTTTGCTAAGACCGCTAACTGAGTAGAAAGCGGCCGAAGCAGAGACTGACAGGGCAGAGGTTGCGATTATAAAAGGGAATATCCTTTCTTGTATTTTCTTAAACATAAGAGTTTATTTTCTAAAGCCCTTATGATTGTCTATGCGATCTAAAATTTTATTTAACTCTTCTGCTTTAATAAACCCAGCCATAGATGCATTCTTAAGGGCGCTAATTATTTGTAGCACTATAAATGGTATGACAACTACTTCACTAAGCCAAGCTGTTCCTGCAAATCCCTTTTCTACCATTAA